ATGGTCATCGAGAATGGCAACGTTTCGATCGTCACAGGGCAGGAGGCCATCGGTCAGCATATCGAAATGCGCCTGCGCACGTGGCTTGGGGAAACCGTATACGATCAGGCCGCGGGCGTTCCATACCTGCAGGTCATCTTCCGCAAGTCGACCCCCATCGAGTCGATCGAAGCGATCCTAAAGCAGCAGGTTCTCGACACGCCCGGAGTCACCGGTGCAGATCTGACGCTCAGCGTCGACAATCCATCGCGCGAGCTCACCGTAACGGGGACCGCGACGACCATCGAAGGTGATGTCGACTTCGACGTCAGCCTAACCGCAAACCAGACCCAAACGGCCGGAGGGTAGCATGCCTTTTCAGCTCACCGCAGCAGGACTCGAAACACAAACGCAGTCAGAGATTTTCGACGAGCTCGCAGCACGCCTGCAGGCTCAGTTCGGAACGAACACGAACGTCAGCATTAGCTCGATCTTCGGCCAATGGACCAACATCATCGCCGAAGTGCAGGCGCTCGATCAGGCCGAGCTTCTCGCCGTATATCGCAGGTTCGATCCCAACAGCGCCGCGGGCGTAGCCTTGAACGCGCTTGCGGCTTTGACCGGTTCGGTGCGTCGAGGCGCGACGAGCTCGGTCGTCGAAGGCATCGTCGAGTTCGATCAGGCTGGCAACTATCCGAACGGCGCGATCATCCGAAACGAAGACGACGGGAGCACGTGGCAGCTCATCAGCGGGCCGCTCGTGTTCGGTGGCGCGGGAACACTGGCCGCGACCTTTCAGGCGATCGACACCGGTCCGCAGATCGCCAACGCCGGCACGCCATGGTCGCCGGTGACGATCGTCCCGGGCTTCGTGAGCTTCACCAACCCGAGCGACGACGCGACGATCGGCCGCGACGAAGAGAGCGACGAGGACTTTCGGCGCCGTCGTCAAACGGAGCTGTACAGCCAGAACATCGGGCCGCTTCTTTCGATTCAGGGCGTTGTTTCCAAGGTCGACACGACGAACGGGCAGGTGACGAACGTCCGCGTGTACCACAACCCCACGACGAGCCCGGCCGATGCCGACGGGATCCCGTTCAAAGCGTTCAATGTGTTGGTCGAGACAGACCCGCCGCTGCCGCTGCCGCAGGTGGCTGGACCCATCGAGCCGCTCGCACAAGACATCGCCGACGCGATCTTCTCGGCAACGGGTGCCGGCGGCGAGAGCTACGGCACCGATTACGGCGTGGTCTCGACCATCAGCGTCACTGATGTCGAAGGCAACTCGCAGGGACCGATCCGCTTCGATGTCGTCGAGATCGTCGACGTCGACATCGACATCACGATCACGCTGTTCACGAACAACGACGACGGGCCGATCGTGCCAGACGACCCGCAGCAGATGGCGGACCTGATTCGCAGCGAGACCGCGACATCGCTGACCGGTAGCTTCGTGAATATCGGCCGAGACGCTCGAGCTCTCGACACGCAAGGCGTCATCCAGTCGCTGATTCTCGACGGGCAGCTCTCGGGCATCGAGACCGCGACGGCGACTGTCGACACCGGCGGCGGCCCGGGTCTGACCGCGCCCATCAGCATCAGACAAAAGCCCGACTATGACTCGGGCAACATCACGATCACGATCGACGGGACTTCGTACTGATGGCGGGCTGGGGCAACGCGAACAACTGGGGAGATTGCGCCCTGTGGGGTCTCAGCGATTGCGAGTCTGGGATCTGCGAGTTTATCCAGACGCGCATTCTGTCGCAGATGGACTCGAGCACGGGCAACCGTGACTTTCGAGATTTCATGTGCATTCACGCCGAGCCGTTCGGCAAGTTCGTCGACGTTGCGCAGGACGTGGGCGAAGCGTTCAACATCGACACGGCGGTCGGCGTGCAGCTCGATATCATCGGCAGCGTCATCGACTTGCCGCGCTCCGGGTTCACCGATGATGAGTTCTATCGGAAGCTGCTGAAGATCCAGGCGACGATCCTGCAGGGTCAAACGGAGGGCGACTGGACAGGCAGCGTGAATCAGATTCTCCAGATGGTGCGAACGTTTATCGGTCCGGTCCCGGGCACGGTCGACTATCTGCTTGTGCCACCGTACAGCTTCGAGCTGACGATCCCGGTCGTGCTGACGGGCCCGGAGTTCGCCGTGCTCTTTCGCCTGCTGTGTCGGGCGATCTACGCTGGCGTGCTCGGATATGTCGTGCTGACGCCCACCGGTGACAATCTTTGGGACTCGCAGCCCGGCGGCGTTGTCACGAATGGCGGCGTGTGGTGTTCTCATCATGGCGCCGTCGCAAACTGTGCCCAGTGGTCCGGCCTCGTAGTGACCAGCAGCTGCTAAGGAGACAAGACAATGGCCATCAAGCCCGCAGGCAATCCCGATATCTGGTCGCAGACCACTAACTATCCGGCAGGAGCCGACCCATGGTCAGGAAACGCGACGAAAGTCACGGCCCCGACTGCGACCGGAGTCGGCTTCACTCCCGACACCGGCATCGTCGCCGAGTACGCGAACAGCGAACTGAACACGCTGTCGACGTGGGCGCGTTGGCTCAGCTTCGGCGCGTTCGCGCTGCAGGAGGATGCGCACGTCGTCGAGACCGACTCGAGCGGAGCGACCAACATCGTGCGCCTGTCCATGGCCGCGCTCACGCCGGGCACCGCTGGCCCGTTGCTATCGCTCGACGGAACGAACGTCATCGGGGCGCAGTTGGTCAACGTCAGCACGAACGGCGGACCCGGCACGGCGATCGCCTGTGACAATAGCGGCGCGGATGGTGCGCTGCGTGCGACGAACGCGGGCAGCGGTCCGGGCGTGCGCGCGACCAACAGCGGAACGGGCCCGGCGATCACCGGCGATGTCGTCGCAGGTAACGGCTCAGGCGCCGTGCTGACGGGCTTCGGCACGGGCGCGGGCGTGCAGGGCATCGCGGGCGCAACGGGCTCAGGCGTGGTCGGTACGTGCACAGGAGCCGGGACGTTCGGCGTCGACGGCACGAGCGCGCTCGGGAACCCCAACAGCTTCGGCGTCCGCGGCTCGGCGAACCAAGGCAACGCCGGCGGCGTCTTCGGGACCAACACGCAGGCAGGGGCCGACCCGGTGCAGTTCCTGAACGCGGGCGTGTTCGGAAACGGGACAGACGCCAGCGGCGTGATGGGCCTATCGTTCAGCGGTTACGGCGTCATGGCACAGAGCACCCAGCGTGCGCCGCTGCGTCTTGTGCCCCGCGATGGTGCCCCTGCGACGCTGCTCGACGGCGACGTGTGGCCGGACCTGCTCGCGAACACGTCGCTTCTGTTCTACCGGCGTGCGTCACAGACTCGAGCCATCCACGACAGTGCATTCGGATTCGTTGCCAACAGCGTCGACGGTCTCAGCGGAACCCGATCGTCAGGGACGCTTGCCGTGCAGCATAGCATCAGCCTTGGCGCGCCAAACGACCCCAAGTTTGCGGGCGCCGTCGAGCTCGAGTTCACCGCGGACGTTCGCAACATCACCGATTCGCTCGTGACATTCGTGTTCGAACTGCAGGACGCGACCGCGGGCGGGGCGACCATCAAAACCATGGAGATTTACTTAGCGGAGACGAACACCAACGTCACGAACCCGCCGATCGGTTCGCGGCCCAACGCCTACGAGAAGACGGTGACGATCCGCGCACGTTACCCGCTGCCCGCGTCAGGCGGTCGCCAGTTCGATCTTGCCGTCGCATCGTTTGGCACAGGCGGCGGCGCTGGTGTCGATTGGACGAACGGCATGTTCACCGTGAAAGGCGTGTTCTAGCGCCATGGCCAAAGCAAAAACCAAGACCAGCGCGAAGGCCAAAGCGAAGAGCAAGTCGAAGAAAAAGCAGAAGCGAGGTTCGAGCAAGGGCCTGCGCAAAACAAAGCCGACCACGCTCGACGACAAGACGATCGAAGAGCTCGCGCGAATCGTTGGGCTCGGGAACTTTCGATACGTCGCACGCCAGCAGCTCGGTATCCCAGAAGGCACGTTCAAGACGTGGCTCTCTCGAGGACGCGCGGACATTCGAGACGAGATCCACGACACGCCGCAAGCGCGTCTGGTGATTGCGCTCGACAAAGCAGAGGGCGACGTGCATGCGAAGATCGTCCGAAACGTGATGACGGCCGACCCGACAGACCCGCGCGTGCTGAAGATCCAGACCGACTATCTCTACCGCCGG